TCGTCAAGAGCGACAAAGACGCGCCCACGAAGCCTACCGCGATGGAAAAGGACCAGCTCGACAAGAACGCCCAGCTAAAACTATGGCGGGCCTATCACCGCGACGAAATTGCCGCCGTCGTCGACGGTCCGTACCGCAACGAATGGCGCACGTTGGCGAAAACCGTTCGCGATATGGCGTTCGAGAACCCCGCCGCGATCGTGGATTACGTCCGCAACGCGCAGTGGCTGCACGATGCCGACGCGCGGACCCGGAGCGTGGCGCTGGCAACGATCGCCCGAAAGATCATGCAGTTGCGCGAGCTCGAGGGCTACGCGCCGTTCGACGACAGCCTGCCGGGCGAGGAGCCGACTGCGTTCGAGATCGTCCGCAGCGAACTGAACGTGCTGACATGAACCTGATCAAGCAAGCGCTCGACGCCTACGCCAACTCCGCTCGCAAAATCTTTCCGCGAGATCGCGCGCAGACGGTCGGCGCATCCGAAATCGGGCAATGCATCCGCAAGATCTTCTGGCTCAAGAACGAGGGCGACCCGGTGCACGGCGTCGAGCGAGACCCGGAGTACGCGGAGAGCTGGGGCGCCCGCATGCGCGGCACGGTGTTCGAGGATGCATTCTGGGAGCCGGCGCTGCGCAAGCAGTACGGCAACCGCCTGATGTTCGCCGGCAAGGACCAAAAAACCTTTTCCAGCGGGTTCCTGTCGGCGACGCCGGACGGCATGATCGGCCCGTTGACGCCGGAAGAGCGCGACGCCATCCGGAAAGCCGGCAGCGCACTGACGCCTGCGGAGCCTGTCGGCAATTGCGTCATGGTCGAGTGCAAGACCGCCGATCCCCGCACGAACCTGAGCGCGCCCAAGCATGCCAACGTGTTCCAAACCCAAGTGCAAATGGGTTTGATGCGCGACAACAGCGTCTGGTCGCCGACGCACAGCATTCTGTCCTACACCGACGCTTCGTTCTGGTCCGAAACAAAAGAGTTCGCGATCGCGTTCGACGAACGGATCTACGAGACGGCCAAGCAGCGCGCCACTACCATCATGACCGCGACCGGCGTCGACGAGGTCCCGCCCGAGGGTTGGATTGCCGGCGGCCACGAGTGCAGATACTGCCCTTTCCTCAAGCCGTGCGGGGTCGAACGACGCAACCTTCCGTTTCAGGACGAGCCTATCGAACCTCAATTTGCTGCTGAAATGCGCGACATGGCCGTTGACTATAAAGCCAGGGAATTACTCGGAGAGGAAAACGATGCCGAATTACGTCGTTTGCAAACCAAAATAAAATCCCGGCTGCGCGAGAAAGGCGTTCGCAAAATCCCCGGTGTTCTGACGTGGAGCAACGTCAAAGGCAGGCCGAGCTACGACAACAAGGCGATCCGCGAGGCCGCAACGACGGCCGGCGTCGACGTCGAACGGTTTCAAACAGTCGGCGAGCCCACCGATCGGCTCGCCATCCAGATTGCCTCGTCCGAGGACGAGACGATGCCGGACCCGGCAATCGCAGGGTCCCGACTACAAACGAAAGAGAGCAAACGATGAACGAAATCGAAAAACGAAAATTCTCCGCAGTCGGCAGCGTCGAAAGCAACCCGTTCTTGGAGTATGCGAACGCCCAAAGCAATCGCATGATCGTCGGCCATCTCTTGAAGTTCACGAAAGGCAAATTTTTCGCCGGCCAAGACAACAAGATGGTGCCCGAGGGAACGCAGCTGATTGCCAACATGGACGAGTTGCTGGTCGGCTGGGTGCGATGGGAAGGCAATCGACCCGTTCAATACGAGATGGAACAACTCGTCAAAGGCATCAAGGCGAAACCGCGCAAGGATTTGGGATACACCGACAGCGAGGAGTGGGAGGACGGCCCTGACGGGCACCCGCGCGACCCTTGGCAATTCGCCAACTACCTGCTGCTGAAGGCGACCTCCAAGGACGGCCAGCTTTACACTTTTACCGCCTCGTCGAAAGGCGGGTTGGATGCGCTGGGCCTGCTCAGCAGAGAGTACGGTACGGTTTATCGCCAGCGGCCGGACGAATACCCGACAGTAGAACTCGGCGCAGGCGGATACGAACACCCCGTCCGCTCGCGCGGCTGGATCGACACGCCGAGCTTCAAAATAATCGGATGGGCGCCGAAATCGGTTTTTGCGGTCGACGAGGAGGCGTACGAGATCCAGACCCCGTTCTCCGACGAAAAAGCAAAACCGAAGCCCTCGGGCAAGGGGCGCTTTTAAAAAAACGACGGCGGCCTCCGACAAACGGAAAGGCCGCCGCACCATAAGCCGATTGCAAGGCTAACTCGGGTATCTACCCGGCGCGCGAGTGCAAATCACGCGCCGGGCTTCTTCCAGAAAACGCCCGAGCAAGCCATGACGCAAGCCCCCGATGCGCCTTCCGGCGTCTCCAATCGTTCCCCCGCCCTCGAGTTCCTTGCGGCATTGTTCAACGGAACTGCCGAGGAGAGCGAGGGCGGCGTTTACCTGTCGAGCCTGCCCAATCTGCGCGACGATCCGCTGGAGCAGATCGGCGAGCGTCACGTCTGCGCGCCGTCCGCGGACGTCGTCGACAAGTTCGTCCGCAAGTGGGACAGAACCAGGCGCGGTTTGTTCGTCTGCGTCGGCACGGTAGCAGACAACAAACGGAACAAAGATAACATCCGCGAAACGGTATGCCTGCACGCGGACGTCGATTTCAAGGAACTGGCCGAGGACGAACCTACCATACGGGCGGCATTGGATACGTTACCGAGCCCGCCCAGTATCGTAATCCGTTCCGGAAACGGCCTGCATTTGTACTGGCTGTTTCGGGAGCCGATCGACACCCAGCGCCTGCTCGCTCGCCTCGAGGAGGCGCTGCGCAGGCTCGCCGCCGTGGTCGGGGGCGACCCCGCGGTGTGCGAGGTGTCGCGGCTGATGCGCTTGCCGGGAACCCACAACACCAAGCGCGGCGACTGGCGCGAGGTCGTCATCGAGCGAATGGACGCCGAGCGCCGCTACGAGCTCGAGGACCTCGAGGACTGGCTTGACGAGCAGCGTCCGGTGCTGGTCCGGAAGAGTACGAACGGAACCGGACAGGTCGATGCAGGGTCGTACCCTTCCGACGACAACCCCTATCTGAGGCACGCCAGGGAGTGGGGCTACAAGCCCCGCCTGGACGTCGAGGCCGCGCTGGCGGCGATGCACGAGGGCAATATCCATACGACGCTGCGCGACGTGGCGGCCTCGCTGATCCATATCGGGCAACCCCTCGAGGAGGTGGTCGGCATCCTGATGGAGGCGGCCAGGAAGGTCGGCGGCCCCGACTGGAACTGGCGCTCGGAGGACAACAAAATCAGGCAGTTGTGCGAGAGCGCGCTAAAGAAGTTCCCGCCCAAGGAACAGATTGTTTCGCGTGAAACGGCCGTCGAGCCCGACGACGGCAACGTCGTCGATCTCGGCGAGGCCAGGGCCAAGACAAAACGCAAGCCTCGCAGTCCGAGCGTATTGCTGGCCCCGTTTGCAGTCGCGGACGGCGTGATCGAGACCGTGCGCCGGCACGGCGGCGACATCCTGCTGAGCGAGGGCGAGGTCTGGCTCTACGGCGAGGGGTTTTGGCGGATCATGACGCCGGCCGACCGGCAATGGCTGGCGACCATGATCCAGCAGGGGTTCGAGGAGATCAAAGAACCCGGCAAAACGTCGTCCCTGACGTCGGCATGGAAACGTATTTGCGAGCATCCGCGCCTGTTCAAGGCCAAGGTTCCTTGGGCCGGCGGCGGCACGATCGTGTGCCGCAACGGCGTAATCGTCGCGGACGATCGTTCTCCGGACGGTTGGCGGTTCGAGATCCACAAGCCCGAAAACTATGCCCGCCGTTACGTCGGGGCCGACTTCGATCCGGGGGCAGAATGCCCGCAATTCGTCGCCCTGATCGCCAGCATGTTCTCCGATCGGCCGGACGCGCATTTGGTAATTCCGCTGTTGCAGGAATGGCTCGGCGGCGCATTGGCTATTGCGACCCTGAAACGGGAACAGCGCCGGGCCTTGATCCCGGTCGGCGGCTCGCGCACCGGAAAGACCGAATTGACCATGATGATAAGGGCCTTGCTGGGGGGTCCGATCGCTACGCCGTCCGCAAAAGAATTCGGCGAGCGGTTCGGACTGGAAACCCTGTATGGAGCCGCGGCCTGGATACGGGACGACGCCATCAACGAAGGCGACAGGCTCGATCCGCAGCGCTTCAAGACGGTGGTGACCGGGGAACCCGTCGATATCGACCGGAAGAACCAGCCGGCAGTTCGGGACGTGCGGCTGGACATCCCGGTGTGCCTCAACGCCAACGGCTTGGCGCGGATCAGGGACAATTCCGACGCGGTATTCAATCGCTCGATCGTCCTGAACATGACCAACGCAATCTCCCTCGAGGCCGCGCACGCGGCCAGGGTTGCCGCGGGAACGGGAGAGCAAAGTATCGGTATGGCGATATTCGAGCGGGAAGCTGCCGGCATCCTGAACTGGGCCTTGGCCGGCTTGGTGCGGCTCCGCAAGCGCGGGTTCTACCATATTCCCGAGAGTATCGAGACGGCCCTTACCCAATACAGGGATGCCAACAATCCGGTTGCGGAATGGGCGCGCGAGGCCTTGGCGGCAGATCCGGACAGCAGGGTCGCCAGGAGCGACTTGGTGCGGGCTTACAACGGTTGGGAACTCGAGCAAGAGGGCGAAGAAGCCCGTGCCCACGGCGCGCGTTGGCTGCTGCCGCGGTTGCGGAACCAGATCAAGGGAATGGGCGAGTCTCAGAACCACAAAGGGGTTCGCTACGTCGCCGGAGCGAAGTTGACGGAGCTCGGCCTGGCGATGTGGACAAGCTACGGCTTGGCCAATTCCCGAACCGGACCCGGAGGGTTTTCAACCTCTGCGAGCGAGGTCAACAGAC